TGGAACCAAAGTTAAGAACTTTTGTACCAGTTATCGTAAGAGGTAAAGAATCAGAAGGAGTAAAATTCTGGGGATTCGGTAAGACAGTTTATCAAGATATCTTAGGATATATTGCTGACCCTGATTACGGAGATATTACAGACCCAAACACAGGTAGAGATATCGTATTGGAAGTAATGTCAGCAGAAGAGTCTAATGCATCTTATCCAACAACAACAATCAGAGTTAAACCTGCAGTTTCTAAATTAGCAGATTCTCCGGAAACTATCCAACAATTGTTAGATGGTCAAAAAGAAATTACTGAATTATATCAGGAGTTATCTTACGCAGAATTAAAGTCAGTTTTAGAAAATTGGTTAAATCCATCGGCAGCAGTTAATGATGAAATTGTTGAGGAATTAGAAGCACCAAAACCAAAAGCACAACCTGTGGCAACACAAAAAAGTGTATCGGTTGACTTGGGTGGAACATCCGATATTAGTGGTGACTTACCTTGGGAAAAGGAAGAAGCTCCTAAACAAAAGGATGATGTAGCATCAGCATTTGATGATTTATTTAACAATTAATAATTAGGTTACAATGGCCAAAAGAGAAGAGGATTTAGCAAGTATTCTTGCTGATTCATTAAACAAACAAAATAAGGATGGTAAGATTGCCTACTTTCTAAATGATGAAGGTGGTGATGCCCCTACCAATGTTAAAGATTGGATTTCAACTGGTAATGCTATGTTGGATGTTGCAATCTCTAATAGACCTTATGGTGGCTTCCCTGTTGGACGTATTAGTGAGATTACGGGTTTAGAGCAAAGTGGAAAATCTTTGCTCTCCGCCCATCTCCTTGCTGAAACACAACGCAAAGGTGGAGTGGCCGTATTGATTGATACCGAAACTGCCGTAAGTAGAGAATACTTAGAAGCAATCGGAGTAGATATTTCAAAGTTATTATATGTTTCAGTTGATACCGTTGAAGGTATTTTTGAAGCATGTGAAACAATTATTGAAAAGGTTAGAACAGGAGACAAAGATAGATTAGTTACAATTGTAGTCGATTCAGTAGCAGCTGCATCTTCAAAGAAAGAGATGGAAGCTGATTACGATAAAGATGGTTACGCAACGGACAAAGCTATTATCATTTCAAAAGCAATGAGAAAGATTACCAATATGATTGGTAGACAATCAATCGCTTTAGTATTCACAAACCAATTAAGACAGAAGATGAACGCAATGTTTGGTGACCCGTGGACAACATCGGGTGGTAAGGCATTAGCATTTCATAGTTCAGTTAGATTGAGATTGAAGAATATGGGACAATTGAAACAAGGTGATAGAATCGTAGGTATTAAAGTTCGTTGTCAGGTTATTAAAAATAGAATGGGCCCACCATTGAGACATGCAGACTTTGACATTTTCTTTGATAGAGGTATTGATAATTTCGGTGGATGGTTAGCAGTTATGAAAGATGCTAAAATCCTTAAGCAAGCAGGAGCTTGGTATGAATATGTTGATATTGATTCAGGAGAAGTGATGAAGTTTCAATCTAAAGACTTTGGAAAAATGTTATTAGATGAGAAACTTAAAGAACAAATTTATTTAAGAATTTGTGAGACTGCAATATTGCAATATAAGAACAATTCCAATTCGGATGAAGTTGAAGTAACAACGGACGAAGCAAATGAGTCAGATTAATAAAAAGTATTTAGATATACTAAAAGAAATAGATGAAGAACATAAAGGATTTGGAGATTTGCAACGCAACTCTAAAACTTTAGTAATTGATGGTCTTAATACCTTCATTCGTTCTTGGTCAACCGCTCCGAATCTTAATGATAACGGAGACCATATTGGAGGCATAGTCGGTACTTTAAAAAGTATCGGCTTTGCAATCCGTACAATTAACCCCACAAGAGTTGTCGTTGTTTTTGACGGCAAAGGTGGTTCACAAAGTAGAAAAGACATATATTCAGGTTACAAATCGGAGAGAGGTAAGAACAAAATCAAAATGAGATTGAATCGTGCCGCATCCGTTGAAATGAACCCTGAAGAGGAAGGTGTATCTATGAAGCGTCAAATGACCGGATTGGGTGAACTACTTTCATCATTACCTGTTTCCATTATGATTTATGATGGTATTGAAGCAGATGATGTTATGGCTTATATTGCTACAACCCTACGACAAGAAAACGAAAAGGTTGTGATAATGAGTACGGATAAGGATTTCCTTCAATTGGTAAATAAAGATGTGAGTGTATATTCACCATCTAAAAAGAAAGTTTACAATATTCCAGAAGTAGTAGAGGAATTTGGTATTCATCCACATAATTTTATAAATTTCAGAATGATTGACGGAGACAAATCCGACAATGTGGAAGGTATAAGTGGATTGGGTATTAAATCAATAATTAAAGCATTTCCAATGTTAACAGAAAACCAATTGGTTGATACTACCGATATGGTTAATTATGTAAACACATTACCCAAAAAATCAAAAGCACACGAATTATTCTTAAATAATTTGGAAATTTGCGAAAGAAATCGTAAATTGATGCAGTTATCAGAACCAACATTTAGTGGTAATCTCCGTATGAAAATTATGGATAGATACAACGAACCTACTACCAAATTTGACAAACAAACTTTCTTAAAGTATGGTTTGAAAAATAGAATATTAGAAGGTTTTCCAAATGTATTGGACTGGTTACAATCAACATTTTCACATATAGCAAAATTTTAAAAACAAAAAGTTATGACAAAATCAGTAGACAAATTAGCAAAACCATTAGGAGATAGAGTTCTTTTAACGGAATTAGAAGGAGAAGCTTCACAAACCGCCGGTGGTATCATTATCCCAGATAGTGCAAAATCGGAAGATGTAAAAAGAGCAAGAGTAGATGCGGTTGGTGATGGTTTATTCACACAAGCAGGTATCGCAATTCCAATGAGTGTAAAAGTAGGTGATGAAGTAATTCTTCCACCATATCATCAAGGAGTAGAAATTAAAGTAGGTGGTAACAAATACATCTTACTTAGAGAATCAGAATTATTAATGGTTATTAGATAACATAAAAACATGGAGGTCAACAATGAAGTGTCTTAAAAGTATAAAAACAGGAAATATTATCAGAGTAACTGATAGAGAAGCAAATAGTGCATCAAGTGAGTGGAAGTTTATTCCAAAATCAGAATGGAAAGCATTACGACCAAAGGCTTCGGTAAAGCAAGTTGAAGAAATTGAAAAGAAAGAAGAAACGATTTCAGAAAAGGCATTGAAAAGAAAAAAGATTGGTGAAAGACAAAGACTAGCAGAAGATTTGGATAACTATTTAATAAGTAAGTAATGCAAGAAGTAGATACACTAGTCAAATATGGACAATCGTATCAATCTAAAGTTGTAGCTGCACTTATCACGGATGTTAAATTTTTAGAACAAGTTGGTGAAATTACTAAACCTGCATTTTTTGAATCTCAAGCAAACCAATGGATTATAGGTGAAGTCCAACATTACTTTGATGAGTATAGAACAGTTCCGACAATGGAAGTGTTTAAGATTAAAGTTGGTGCAATAGAGGATAAGGGATTGAAGTTAACTGTAGTAGAACAATTGAAGAATGTTTACTTACAGGTTGGTTGTGAAGATATGCCTTATGTAAAAAAGGAGTATCTAACATTTTGTAAAAATCAAAAAGTTAAAGAAGCTCTATTCAAATCAGTAGACTTACTCAAAAACGGCCAATATGAACAAATTATAGATACAATGATGAAAGCATCCAAAGTGGGTGTTGAGTCTGATTTGGGTTTAGATTTTATTGAAGATTTTGAAACTATACTAGAGAATGTCAAAAGAGATTCGTGTCCTACGGGTTGGTCAGTAATAGATGAACTTATGGATGGTGGTTTAGGTCCCGGTGAATTAGGTGTAGTAATGGCTCCATCGGGTATCGGTAAAAGTTGGTTCTTATCTAAAATAGCATGTTCTGCTTTGGAAAAAGGTATTGATGTAATACACTATACTTTGGAATTATCAGAAAGTTATGTAGGACAAAGATACATCACAATCTTAACAGGTATTCCAACAACCGACCAAAAAGGTAGAAAGGATGAAATTATCAGAAAGGTAAAACAAGTTCCAGGTAGAGTTCGTATTAAGTATTATCCACCACAATTTGCATCTGCTAAAACAATTGCAGCTCACATTGAAAAGATAAAACAAACCGGATTCAAACCAAAACTTATCATTATTGACTACGCCGATTTATTAAAGAGTGGAAATGGTAACAGGGATGGTCTTTATGCTGAATTAGGTGGGATATATGAGGAGTTAAGAGGATTGAGTGGTGAAACACTTATCCCGATTTGGACAGCAACACAGACCAATAGAGCAGCAATAGACCACGAAGTTATTGGAGCAGATTCGGTAGGTGATTCATATAAGAAAGTTCAAACTGCAGATTTCATTATGTCAGTTAGTAGAAAGACTAAAGATAAGTTATCAAACACAGGTCGTATTCACATTGTCAAAAATAGATTTGGGCCGGATGGTTTAACATTCCCTGCAAAAATTGATACCTTCACAGGTACAATGGATGTGTTCGCAGCAACATCGGTAGATGGTATGGCGTCAACCAGAGATAGTAAAAGTGGTGAAGGATTAGAGAAAAAACTCCTACATAAGAAGTATGTGGAGAATATGGGATAAGTATAAAAAAATTAAAAAAAGTGTGAATAAATATTTTTGAAAAAACCTAAAATTAACTAAAGAAAATGGAGTATAACATTAGTGTAGTCCATATATATCTTTACATTTCCCACTTTTTAGGGAAAAATATTTACTAACTAAAATTAAAAATTTACAAACAAAATGGACATTTCAAACAAAATCCTTTCAGAAATTACGGTTTATATGAAGTATGCAAAGTACAGACCCGAATTACAAAGGAGAGAAACGTGGGAGGAATTGGTTACAAGAAATATGGAAATGCATATTAAAAAGTATCCACAATTGGAACAAGAGATTAGAGATAATTACAAATTCGTATATGATAAGAAGTGTTTACCATCTATGCGTTCAATGCAGTTCGCAGGTAAACCAATTGAAATGTCTCCAAATAGAATTTACAATTGTGCATTTGCACCAATTGATGATTGGAGAGTATTTTCCGAAATTATGTTCTTACTTTTAGGTGGAACAGGTGTAGGATATTCGGTTCAAAAACATCACGTTGATGCATTACCTGAAATTAGAAAACCAAATGCAGACAAAACTCGTAGATTTCTTATCGGAGATTCTATCGAAGGATGGGCAGATTCGATTTCAGTATTAGTTAAAGCATATTTCTTTGGTGGTTCAAAACCGACATTTGATTTTAGAGATATTAGAGCAAAGGGTGCAAGATTGATTACATCGGGTGGTAAAGCACCAGGACCTCAACCTCTAAAAGAATGTCTTATTAAATTAGAAGGTATTTTAGATGCTAAAAAAGATGGTGATAAATTAACTCCATTGGAAGTACATGATATGGTTTGTCATATTGCAGATGCAGTATTGGCAGGTGGTATTAGAAGAGCGGCATTAATTTCATTGTTCTCTGCAAATGACGAACAAATGATTAGTTGTAAGAGTGGTGCATGGTGGGAAACAAATCCACAAAGAGGTAGAGCAAACAACTCAGCAGTATTAATGAGACATAAGATTACAAAGGAATATTTCTTAGACCTTTGGAAAAGAATTGAAGCAAGTGGAGCAGGTGAGCCTGGTATTTACTTATCAAATGATAAAGATTGGGGAACCAACCCATGTTGTGAGATTGCATTAAGACCTTTTCAATTCTGTAATTTATGCGAAGTAAATGTAAGTGATGTAGTTGACCAAGACGATTTGAATGCAAGAGTTAAAGCAGCATCATTCATTGGAACATTACAAGCGGGTTATACCGATTTTCATTACCTCCGTCCAATCTGGCAAAGAACAACTGAAAAGGACGCATTGATTGGTGTATCTATGACAGGTATCGGAAGTGGTGCAGTTTTGAAAATGGATATGAAAGAAGCAGCAAAAGTTGTAAAAGTAGAAAACAAAAGATTAGCAGAAGTAATGGGTATCAATCCATCTGCAAGAACTACAACTGTTAAACCTGCAGGAACAACATCATTGACATTAGGAACCAGTTCAGGTATTCACGCTTGGCATAATGACTACTATATTCGTAGAGTAAGAGTAGGTAAGAACGAAGCAATTTATTCTCACTTATTAGTAAATCATCCGGAATTAGTAGAAGATGA